GCAGATACTTCATCATCTTTGTCATCTTCAATAACTATAGAAGTTGTTGATGCATAAGATTTTACTCTGTACCATACTGTGTGTCCAGCTGCTTTGAAAGGTTTTCCTACCATTGAAGCTGTGAAAACAGTGCTAACACCAGTAATTGCTCCAGTTACTGCATCTCCAGTTACAGTTCCAGTTGTATAGCTAGTTCCAATCCATTGCCCTGAAGCAGCATCTCCCCAAAATCCTAATACATAGGCTTCTGTGAATACTTTTAGATTGTCTTTTAATTGCTCAACAACTGAGCTCTTAGGGTCTTTAACCTGAGACTTGAACACATTGATATCTTTGATTATCTCGTGTACAGCTCTGGTCTGGTCAATAGTCAAGATAGCTTTGCTTTCTGTAGGCTCGGTAGATGTTAAATCTGCTCCAGTGTAGTTTTGTAGTGCTCCTCCTTGAATATCTAGAATTTGGAATTGCTGTCCAACTGATTTAATTGAACTTTCTATTCCTCCTCCTGGTGTTTTGAATTCTCTATGTGTAATATCTCCAAAATATGTCTCAGCAAAATATTTCTTTAATGCTGTTCCAACATATAATACAGATACATTAGTTCCATGTGCTGCCATATATTTATGTGGTTAAATTAATAATCCACTTGCCCGCTTTCTATTGCTTTCATAAAGGCTACAGGGTCATTAGGGTCAAGGTCTGAAATAGTCCTTTTAGAACGCTGATAATCTGCTTGAGAACCATCTCCCAATGGCGCTTCATCAAGCTGTCCAGCTAATACTTTTCTGTTCTTCTGTGTCCTTACTTTCTGCCTTTCTCCCATAATTGAATTAAGTTGAGCATAAATCTCAGCTATAGGCACATTTGTATTTGGCTCACCATTTTCATCTACAACCAAACTTGTTAAAAAGTCATCTAATTGTTTATCATACTCTGGTGCGTCTGGATTAAGTTCTGGATTACTTTGAATAAGATAATCTAAATCATCAACCCATACTTCTTGTTGCTCTTCTTGAAGTCTAACAATTTCTTGCTCTTCCATTAGAGTTTGTGCTTCCCTGCGAACTAAATCTTGCAATTCTTCACGAGTAAGTGTGTCGCCATACTCATCAGTTGCCTGTTGAGCTGCTTCGTTTTGTCTTGCCAATATTTGTTGTATTCGTCTTTGTATACGATTTGGTCTTCTTGGCTCTTGTTGTTCTGTTTCATCAGTTTCTTCCTGCTGAGCATCTGATTGCTCTTCATCTGAGGCTTGCGTTTCCTCTTGGGTACTGTCTATATCTTCTGAAGTGTCGTCTTCATTATTCGTCAATAAATCATCTGAACCTTCATCAGTTAGACTATCAGGTTGTACACCCAATATATCTGCTGCAAATTTGTCGGCGTCTTCCATAGTGGATTATGCTTAATTTATATCTGACCTCGCTTATGGAGGGGTCGTCCTCTCCCCAGTGTTTTAATCAACAGAACTGGTAATAATCCCTCGTAAGGGACTATATATCAATTCTTTTGAATATAGGCTTGTTTTCTTTATCTGTTCCAATCAGTCTTAATTTGCTATCTATCTTTATGCCAAACCTCAGACCATTAGTTGCTAAACCTATTAGGTGATATCCTTGTTGTTGCCATTTTATATCTTTAATATTAAAGTTTATATTCGGCAATTCTATTTCTATCTGTTCTTGGTTTGTAGCATCTTCTGCAATCATAGTTATTTTTTATCTTGCTCATAACTCTCGGCACTGACTTTTACCTGATTTATCATATTATCTATTACATCTACAATCCTGTCTGCAGCCATTCTGCTAGCCCCATAGCTCTCTAAACTTTCTTCAGGTAGCTTTTGCTTACTAGAATAAATAACAGCTTCTTTTATAGATATAACATATTCTTGTAATCTTTTCCAGCCATTACTATTATAAAGTATAAAATAATCATAAGCTTCATTATCTGAAACTTTGTTTATTTCTTCGGCTACATCTAAGAATTCTTGTACTCCTTCTGGTAAATAGTCTGTATTATATTCTTCCATAATGTTTAGTATTGAGTTGGTAATTGTTCTTCTTGTCCTTGTTCCATAGGTTGTCCTTGCATCATTTCTGGGTTCATCATATCTTGTTGCATAGGCTCTTCCTGTTCTATATCTTCAAATAATGCTTCTGGGTTATCTACTCCACTTGTCTGTACAAATCTTCTATATACTTCAGCCATATTCAATCTTTGTCCATCTCTACTCATTGCCTGTTCTATAGCTGGGTTTCCTGCATAAGCATTTATAATAGCTAGTAAGGTTTCATTTTGAATACTCTCGTCTCTTCTTAATGTAGTACCATTATCTATAATAAACTTATACTTTACATTTTTCTCTTCATTATTTAAGTCTTCTGGCTTTACTTTTAATACAGCAGTTTCTCCACTTTCAAATACTTCTAAATTAGCATCTGGATATTTTTCTTGCATTTTTTGTATATCTTCATCAAAGATTTCAACATCTATCGGCACAACTTGCTTTTTTGACATTATAGTCACCATTTTAGAATAGACTTTCTCAACAAACTTTTCCATCATACCTCTATCCCAGTTGTCTCTAGCTCCTTGTCTATCTCTTTGTTGCTTTATAGCTTCTGGAGTTTTTCCCATTTCTATATCGTCTCCTTTGGATACACTTGTATCTGTACTTGCAGCCATATTTAATAAGTCTGCTTTTAACACCTGAGATACAGCTTGATAAGTATTTGTCCCAATAGGAGATATATTCATTTGCCTAATAGAGTTAGGTATAGTTTCTAACCATAAAGCTCCAGGTACCATTTTTATACTAGAAGGTACAATCCCAGACTTATTAGCTATTGTAGGTGGTCTCATTGAGAACTGCACACTATCCAAGTACATATTTGTAAGACTATCTCTAGCAAAAGCTATACTCTTACCTCTATCAAATAATCCTAATCCATAAATCCTATCTAATAGGGGATAAGTATATTTCATTATTACAGGAAGCTCACCGTCTTCATTTGGGTTAGCACTATCTCGGATAACTATATCGTGTTCTCGGCTATAAACTATCCACCTATCTCTCATATACTTAGTTGTCAAAGTAAGCTGATTTTTATCTACTTCAGACTTATCTTGCTTTTGTTCATAGGTCTTATCCTCTTCATCAATTTGAGGTCTCTTATCTTTTACAGCTTCTATAAGTTCTTCTATAGCTTTCTTATCGTAAACAGTTTCTTCTCTTTTTAATACATTCATTAAAAAGGTTATAGGGACAATAGTATTTACGAATACATAGTCAGCATCTTCAATAGAATATTTATGAGCCTGCACTCTAACATTTCTCGGGTGTAATACTTCTAGGTCAGGTCCAACATAATTAGGAGTAATCTTATAATTGACTAAGGCAGGCATAGAACCATATATAAGAGAATACATCTCTATAATCCTAAACTTAGTAAGCATATCCCATTGGGTATTAGCTTTAGGCAATATATACTTTTCTAATACACATTGCATAAGATAGCTTTTACCCTTGTCATCTTTTGAGATGGCTTTAACTTTACCAGTTGGTAACTGAGCCATAACACGAGATGATTGGTCTATAACTAAATTCATTAAAGAGTTAGAATTTACTTTAGACTTAAACTTGTTTTCAGAAAGAGAAGCTAATAATCCAGAAGCTACTTTTTCTTTTTGTTCCCAATTAAAATCTGAATTATCTCTAACTCTACTTAGATAATCTTCAGCATCTGAATATTCAGCATTTAATTTGTTTATAAGATTTTTTGGGTCTTCATTCATCATATAGTGTATATTTTAATTGTATAATACATTTGTTATTATGTTTTGTCAAATAGTTATTATCCATTTGGAAACATAGGTCCTTTTCTTTTTTCTTCTATATGATTTAACATACTAGCCACAATACCTAAATCTGCTACAAACTTATCTAGTTTACGGTGTTTGTCAGCTTCTGACATATTTTCATCTGACATCATATCAAATAACTCATCTATCTGTTTGTTTTTTTCTTTTACAATATCCATAGGATTATCTTTCTTTTTCATTCTTGTAGTGTTTTATTATACTTAATAATTAGTTTGTAGACTTCTTTATTCTTAAAGCAGAAC